CCGTCAGTGATGTCAACCACGCCAGAGGCGTTGCTGACCACATAAGCGGTAGACATTACAGGTGTGCCACCAGTTGCCGAGTAGCAGAAAATTAAGTCGCCAACTTTGAGGATGGATGCAACCGAATTGAAATAACCAGAAGCGCGGATCACACTTTGTGCGTCAGCGCTTGCGTAGGTATAAATCGATGGTGCATTGCCAGCCTTTGATTGGCCACCAATTGTGTTAAAGCCGGTGCTAGAAAAAGCCATGTCAGTCTCCTAGATTAAGTTTCACGGCAGGTGATCTTGACGATACCTTCATCGTCAATAGCAACAGCGCCAGCACTGAAGACTTCATTCACCAACCAAGAGGTTTTCTCGGGGATGTAGTTGATCTCAGTACGCATTGCGATGCCTTCACCGTAGCCAACTGCATCTTTGTGGAATGCAAAGCAGGTGCGGTCAAGAGAGCCGTCGATGGGCAAGCCACCTTCGGAACGGTCACCCAGCACATGGAAAGTGAATCCCAAGTAGGTGTTGATCTCGCCTTGCACCAGCGCTTTAACGCTGTTGAAGTCGGAGCTGGTCACGCTGGTTTCGGACAACAAGTTGGACAAACCGTTGGCGTGGATGATGATGTGACGGCCATCAGGCGGCACATTACCTTTGTCCAACAGACGTTTTGCTTCGCGCAGCTTGGCAATGTTCATGTTGGTTGTTGAGCCACCAATGCTGTTAGCAACGGTCAAGCTGGTGCTGGAGCCATTCAAGGCATCCAGAATCATTTGGTCTTGACGGCGGCCCATAGCGCCAGCAACCACTTGCACCAATTCTTGGCGCTCGTCGAAGTTGACTTTGGCTTGCGAGAAGATGTCGCTGTACTCTGCTGCATTGAAGTCAGCCAATGTCAAAGTGACAGTGCTGAAACCAACATTCAGAGGGGTGACATCAGTTTGGGGAACGCGAACTGTGGCAACACCACGGCCCACTTTGGGGAACTTAACAGTTGAACCTTCGACTCCACGACGCTGGCGAACCGCCGGAACCAACATTGCCTTACCTTGGTAGGCTTGTTTGACTTCCGCGTCGAAGAGAGTAACGAAGGCATTGCTTAAAGAAATGCTCATTTGGATACCTCATTCGGTTGTTGAAAAAACAGGGTTCTCGCGCCGGTAAGCCTGATAGTCAGGGCCGAATGCTTGCTGGTATCGCCAGCCAATCGTCAGCATCCGCTGCGGTAAGGGTCGGTTGCCCGGTGGGCCTTGGCGCGATTGTATGACTTTTTTAGAAAAAGCAATAGGGATGATTGAGTGTTGTACAAAAAAGACCCAGCCGGAGCTGGGTCAAAGGGCAACTGCCTGCCTTGAAGAGATTATTTAAAACTTGCGTGAAACATCTTCTCGACCTTCTGCCGGTAACCAGTGTCGGTCTTGTAGCGCGGATCTTGCACCATTTGGTAAAGCTCATCTTTGCTTGGGGCTCCTTCCAGCGGTGCGCTTTGGGTGGGCACTCGGCCTTCGTAGGCTTCGCGCACCTTCATCAGCGCGGTGATGCCGCGAGCTGTGCCGCCCATGATCTTGAACTCTTCAAAGTCATCCTTGGACCAGACACCCTTGTTGACCAGACCGCGAGCCCAGTCAACCATGCCGTTGACAATTGCACCAGCGTTTGGACCAAGCTGCTTCATCTCGGCTGCCGGGTCAACCATGTCGCCTTGCATGATCTCCTTGGCTTGGGTCTGTAGATTGCCAACCAAATCATCAAACGCAGCCTGAGACAGGCCATTGTCCTTGGCCCAACTCGACAGGGTGGTGGCAATGGGGTTTGTGTCTCCCTCTTCGCCAAAGGCTTTGAGGTCATATTTGCCGTCTGCTGGCGCTTTGTGCTTGCCTTGGCTGATTTGCTTGCGCAGATCTGACCAGCTCTTGGCGATGCCTTCTAGGTCGGGCTCGTTGGAGTCTTTTTTCCAGAAGTTCTCAGGCCAAAAGTCTGGCCTCTCAAGCGGGTCTTCAGCCGCTGGTGCGTCTGGTGCTGCCGCTTTGTGGTCGATCTCGACCGCTTGGGGATTGCTTGGTTTGGTTTCGTCACTTACTTGCACGTTGTCAAGTAGGCCGGTTGACCCGGGCTCGACGGTTGCTGTGTCGGTCATTTGATTCCTTTTACCAATAGGTACTGTTGAAAGTTGTACAAATAGGCAAAAAAAATTAGATCTTCTTTGCCTGATTGATGCGTACCTCGATGTCCCGCACCACCGTCCTTTGCCCTTCGGCAAAGAAGGCGTATGAGGGGTCTGTGCCCGGTACGGCGATGGGCACATTCACATACATGTCGCGCAGCCACTGAAGCAGCTTCTGGCCATCCTCGGAGCCAAACACCCGCAGGGTCAGCCGGGCCAAGTCTTCGCGTTTCTGGTCAACCTCGCGGATGTCGCTTGTCTCGCCAATGGCGTTTATTTCATCCCAGCTCATTTTTCGGGGGCTTCCATCATTTCGTCTTCATCAGCAAATGGCGACATTCCAGACTTGATGCGCATCTTGGCGTGTTCGTAAGCCTTGTCCATAATGGATGGCGGCATATTTGTGAAGAATGATTTGCTCTCCACATCTGTTTTCAATAAGTAATTCAGCTCTTTTTTGGTCAGGGTTGGGACAATCAAGGGTATTTCCAGTTCCTTGCCGTCCATGCCAACGCCAACAGATATCTCTGTTGACACATCTCCATTGGGTCTTTTCATCTCGCCAAAGTAGCCCTTGCCTTTTTTCTCGCCGCTTGGTCGGTTTCCATAATCCATCACATTGCTCCTTGTGGCGCTGGCAGGGCAGGCATACCAGCACCGGCTTGGGCCTGCATGGCCATGGCCTGTGCAATGGCTTGCTGCTGCTGCTGGTTCTTCATCTCTTCCATGAGCACGGCACGCTCGGCTGCGGTGTTGCGCACAGCGGCAGGCACGCCCAGCTTGTCGGCCAGATAGTCCACAAGCATGTCGGTCTTGATGGCCAGTTGGCCGTCAGTGCCCAAGGTCTGGCTGATCTGCATGTACTGCATGATGGCGTTGACCTCTTCCATGTTCTGAGCCATGGCCAGTGGAGCCACTGGGGTGACTTTGACTTCCAAGCCGTTAACCCGCAGCGGCATGTCAATCAGGCCGCGCTCGTCCATGACCTCCAAGATCTTGGCGGTGACAGGGATCATGGTCTCGTTGATCAAGCGGCCAAAGGCAGAGCCAAGGTTCTGGGCCAGCTCCTTCATGCGCTCGACAATCTCGGTGGCTGACCGGGCAGACATGTTGTCTGGCGGCAGCGACTCGTCCAACAGGATGCGCTTGACGTTTGAGCGTAGGTCGTTGATCACCAACTGGCTGACGTTAAAGTCGCCAGAGCGGGGCAGCGGCAGCAAGGCTGGGCCTTGTGACCCGCCATTGCGTGCGACTGGGATGATTGCACCCGGCACGATCTTGACCGTGTTGGGGTTGAGCACACCATCGTCTGCGGCGGTGTAGACACCAGCCACGGCCAGCGATGCGTTCTTGAGCAGCAGCTCGATGGTCTTGTTCAGCGTCTTGATGTCGGGCAGGGCGGTCATCAATGGGCCACGGCCATAGATCTCACCAGCCACCTTCATGTAGCGGCTGATCACCCATGGGCTCATCTTGCGGCGGCGGTAGACCAGCTCTGCCTTGGATACCTTGTCAATAACGTGGTAGCAGTAGTCGCCACGCTTGTGGTCATAGATGGTGGCTTCTAGCAACTCGATGTCATCTGTCGGCTTGTTCTCAATGCGCCGGGCCATGTCGTCAGGGATCTCGGCATCTGGCCACTGGCGCTGGATACTCTCACCCTTCATGCGCATGCGGCGGTAGACGTTGTCCACTTGGCCGTTTGCGCCTTCCTCGTAGCTCACCAAGAACAACGGCACAGGGATGAAGTTGAGAGGCTGCACATCGTCACCCGGCTGCACCATCATGCAGGCAGTGCCGACCGCCAGATCCAGCAAGAACTCGCCCATGGCGATGTCGAAGTTGGACTGGTTCAGCATGGTGAACATCTTGTCTTGGTAGACCTCGAGCACGGCCTGCGCCTGCTGTCTGCGCTCCATTGGGATGTCAGAGCCAGCCTCCAGCTTGGCCCACTTGCGCTGTGGCGGGAACACCACAGACTGCAAGCGGTTGGCAAAGCGCTGGGTTGAGTTGATGGCCGTCGAATCAAAGACGCGCTGCATCTTCTTGGAGCCAGTCGCGCCACCTTCCCACACGCCGTAGAGCTGGCGCTGGGGCAAGGCGAATTCGTAGGCATCTTGATAGAGCTGCTGGAATTCATCCTTCTTGGACTGCGCGGCCACCTGTCGTTTAAGGATCTGCTCTGGTGTCAGTCGCATGCCACCGGGTGTGTTCTTGTCGTATTCCATGATCACTTTTTCTCTCTGGCCGCAGCCATGTTGTCAACCAAATTTGGGTATGGCCTTCCAGCTTTTGCAGCACGGCGCATGGCGTTGCGCTTTTCGGCTGATGACAGCTCTTTCGGTTTGTCTAGATTTTTTGGTCTTGGTTTGTCCCACACTTCTTTCATGATCTATTCCTTATTCGTACCACTCAAGATGCAAAGATGCGGCATGTGCGGTCCCATTCACGTTTGTCAGACGAAACAAATAATTTGTCAATGGCTTCAATACATACTCAAGCGAACCGGCAGTTCCACCACCAGATTTCTTACCAGAACCTCCGGGAATAATCTGTGCATCAATCTCTGTACCAACTGATGTAACTGTTGGGTTGATCACCATTGCTACTTGGCTGACATTGCTGACGGCGTAGTTGCGGTTGCGGTTGATTGGCGTGAATGCTGTGCCGCCAGTGGTAGATGTGCCTTCATAGATGTACAGCTCTGCGTCCCCAAGACACATTGCGTCCACAGTCAAATGTGGAAACACGCCAGATGGTGAAGCCAACACAATGTTGATGCTTGCACTGTCTGCCAATGGAGCAGAGTCTGGCGCCAACTTGTATGCAAAATAACCACGGCCATCGTGGTTGCGCTGGTGATTGACATCAACCATGATCACAGGCGCATCAGCGCCAGCAATTACTTGCTCACCAGCGTTGTTCTTGTGTGTCAGTACAACGTGCCTTGCACTGGTTGTATCTGATTCGCGTGTGACTGTAATGACGGCCATTACTTAGCCTTTTGCTTCATGCCAGCTTCAGACATAGCTATGGCCACAGCCTGCTTTTGGTTAGTTACCTTGTCGCCGCTGGAGCTTTTCAGCTTGCCAGCCTTGTACTCGCGCATGACCTTGGCAACTTTGTCTTTCATCTTGCTTGATTTATCGTCATAGTGTCCGGGCATTATTCAGCTCCTCTTAACATTGGTCTGACCATCTTGCGAGACACAGCACCCAGCTTGGCAGCCCGGCGCTCACCGATCTCACGCTTGAGCGTGCTCTCTGCCTCGGTCTTCTTGGCCACAAACTGGGAAGAGTCAAACTCTCCAATATCTGGAAGCTGTGGCTGCTCCTCAGTAAACTTTTCTGGAGCAGTTGGCGCGACTGGTTTGGTTAATGTATTAATTGGCTTGGCAATTACTTTGCTTGTCCCGCGAAAGCCAGCTTCATATGGCCCAACAACATACTCAAAACCATAGTTTTTTGCGTTGTCAGTTAACTCTGTCAGACCAATTCGTTTTCCATTTGTTTCAAAATAAATTTTTCCATATTTGTCTCTTGGAAGCTCTATCACTCGTTCTTGTGATGCGGCCTCTTTATCCAAATATGTGCCAATGTTTTCGTTGTAGGCGTTCATGCCTTTGTTGTAGGCGGCAAGCGTGTCGGCATAAGTTGCAAACTTTGCTTCATACGCTTTCTTTTGCTCATTGAACACTTGTTCTTTTTGTCCAACATCAGCGCTGAATGTCGCAAATTGCTTTTCATAGTCACCAGTAATCCCAGCGATTTGCTGTTGGTACTGTTTGGCCAAGCGATCAATATCGGATGTGCTGCGCCGAGCGACTTGACGTTGTTTGAATTGGGGTAGGGTAGCCATTACTGCAGCCTCATCCCGCCACCGCTCAAGTCAACAGGAATACCAAGCTCGGCATCCATGCGCTCGCCAGACAACAGCGACCTGCGGCCACCGCGAGTGCGAGCCTTGAGCGCGGATGCTTCGGACGCTGCAGCTTTGCGGCGCTCTTCGTCGGCAGCGGCTTGCACTTCCTTGGCTTTCTTCTCCATCTCCAGCTTGTTGGTCTGGTAGTTAAGCTGGGACTGCTCAAACTGCTGTTTGGCGGTCTGCGCTTGCTGTTCAAGGGATGCGCCTTGCTTGGCGTATTCACTTGTTTGTTTTGCCAGCTCTGATCGCATAGCTTCAGCATCTTTTTGTTGCTGTAGCAACGCAGTTTCTTGATTCCGCTCTGCGCTTTTACGGCTCTTTCTGGCTTCACCAGCTTGATACATGCTGCTACCAAGAATAGACAACGCAATCCATACCATGATTAACTCCTTATCAATACTTCATCAATCGTTTCCGGGTCTGTTTCATCAGTGGCGTGAATGCAATACCAGACGCTATCGGTCACACCGATCACTTCATGGTTTTTGCCAGCCTCAATGTTGATGCAAGCAGGCGCTTGATATTCAGTTTCAACACCGTCAACCAGTACAACCACCCGACCTTTTGCCAAAATGCTCATGTGGTCGTAGCTGTGGCTGTGCTGAGTCAAGCAATAGTTCTCTGGGATGTGTGTTTCCTTTGCATACACACCCGCAGAAAAAAAGTGCTTGATCAATGCATCCAATGGGCGATCAATGGTGTCTGTACTCATTCCAACAGATTCTATTGAAATTTGTACAACATGCAACTCACTGATATCAAACTGATATCAACTTATGCAAACACATCAAAGTCGGTGCTGGCGCTGGACTGGCCCATGGGTCGGCCACCAAGCTGGTGAGTGCGGGTCATGCGGTTGTATTCACCGCCGCCCAGCATCAAATAGCCGAATGAGTCGCCAATGTGTGAGTGCTCGTTCTTGTTTGGCGCGTCCCGAAACCGCTCTTGGCCAGCTCCGACCGCCACCCGCTTGAAGTGGTAGCCACCGGCCAGAGCCTTGCGCAGCAGCTTGCACTCGCGGTTGACTATCAGCCCCGGCAGGCCAGCGATCAGGCGCTGCATGGGGGCAGCAGAGGCCTCGCGGCGCACCTTGAAGTCGTTGGACGCTGTCGGCTGCGCACGCAACCCCAAGGTTTTCAAGTAATCGAAGGCCGTGACCTCATAAATCGCATCTCTGGCCATACCAGCCGGGTCGCCCCAGATCATGACTTGGTGGTTTGGATAGCGCTGGTTCAATTCACCCAGCAATTGATGGCCAAAGCGCTCCAGACCCATGTCAAAGGTCACAATTTCCTGATGAATCAGCCACCTTCCGTTGGGCAAACGCTGGCCAATGGTGGCCGCGGGGGTCAATCCGAAGTCAAGCCCCACCTGTATGGGCACGTTGGGGTCGATTTCGGTCTCGCCGGACATGGTCGAGTCCTCATACTCCGGCCAAACGGGCCTGCCCTCTTGCACATAGGTGTATTCGCCCCCCGCATAGCAGCGGATCCAGTCCAGATTCTTGCCAAGCAGCATCTGCTGGTAGTAGCCGGGCGGCAGGTTGTGGACGTTCTCGGCCTTGGGGTTAACTTTCCACCACTTGCCAGACGCAAAGATGTGGTCATTGGCCTCTGGCATCTCTGGCAGTTCCTCGACATCCACCGGCACGACACCGCCGGGCTGCTTCCAGAACTTCCACGCATACTGGCCGGTCATCTTTTCCTTTTCGGCCATGCGATGCCACCAGTGATCGTCATCCATGGGGTTGGTATCCATCCAGATCCCGTGCCATGTGGCCCCGCCATCGCGCTTAGTAGGGTATCGGCCAACCCGGTGGGTTAGTCCATCGATCACGGCCTTGGGCAGCTCACGCGCCTCATTAACCCAAGCGCCGGTCAGCTCCAATGACAGCAGCTTTCGGACATCCTTGGGCTGGTCAAGGGCCAAGAAGATGACCTCGCAGTCAATGCCAGCGGCCTCACCACGGGCTGGCAGCCGGATGTGGTGGGTGATGGGCGGTGTCCACAGCATCGGGCCGAAGGTAGCCTCTGGGAACAGGTCAAGCCATGTCTTGATGGTGGTGGTCTTCAGCATGGGGTAGCTGTTTCGCACCACCGCCCAGCGGGTATACCTGATGTTGTCAATCGGACTGGGCTTTTGTTGCACCGCCTTGATGAAGATCTTGGCCGCACAGCCGTAGCTCTTGCCAGAACCCACCGGCCCCATGATCCCCTGCACAAAGTTCTTGGACTGGATGAAGTCGTAGATGACCGGCGACTCGCTGAAGTCGAGGTTCAGGCCAGCTATCGGCACAGTCTTGTCGGATGTTTCTTTTGTTCGGGCCATCTTCTTGCTCCAGTTGTTCAGCTATTTGTCTCTTGCGCCACATCACTCACCCCGTGGTGCCACAACATTGATATCAATCACAGACGGCTTCTCATTGCCGTCATCAGGGTTGTCCAGCAAGCCACTGGCCTTGGCCAAAAGGCGCAGCACCCCCACCTTGTCATACAGCTCAATCTCCAAGCTACTGACCCCGTCCTTGTCAGTCCTCACCTTGATGTTCTTGATCGCGTGCAATGCGTGCTCTGGTATATCGCTAGACCGCTTCACCGTCACATTGCCGTGCTCATCCCAAGTCATGATGTCTGTCAGCTTGGTGTTGGCCATGGACAGCAAGGCATAGGCCACAGCCTCCTTGT